TACGCTATGGTGGACGCCATGAACGCACGCGAGAATCTGATCGAGATGATCCCGAGGATGCTGATCAGTGTTAGCCCGTGCTCCACTGAGTACATGGAAACCATTGTGAGAATGGAACTCACGCCCGAGCGCATCGCTGAGCTGGCGTGGGGTGAGATGAACGACGAGGAACGAACCTACTGCGCGACTTCGCCGCGCGGGCTGTATAGGCCGTTCTTTTGCAAGATGTTGAAGAGCGGCGATCCAAAACCCCAGCAGTCCGGCACAAGTGAAGGTAATACAAACGCAGCCAATGGTGAGGAGGTGGCTGTATCGGCCTTCACCCAGGAGCAACTAGCGGACGCGGTGCGAGAGATTGCGCGGACGGTCTGTGAAGACTGGACGTTCGACTACGCCACCGAAGACGGTGAGTGCGACATCCAAGGATTCGCCCACGAGCTGTGGGTTCAGTTGGGGGGCGAGCAGCCGCCCGCAGTTGACAATGCAGGTGCAGCCGGTGACAAGGGCCGAGACTGTATAGCTCCAACCGATGGGGGGGACGAGTGATGGCACGCAAGTATTCAGACTGGCACGAGGAGCCTCATCAGTACACGGGGACCGCGTGCAAGCACCCGATCGACGCCCGTCTCCACGGGATCGGCACCGGACCGACCGCCTACAAAGTCACATGCACCGTTTGCGGGGACACGCTCAAGAGCTACCCGCGCGACGGATACGTCAGCATGAGAAAAACGCACTGGCCGATAATCTTCGTTTGCGTGGCCGCGTTCTGGGCGGTCCTAGGCTCGGCAATCCTTCGCGGTTGCCAGGACGCACCTTAGCATCGAGAGGAGGTGATAGGCATGCAGATGGATAATCCCTTCAGCCCGTTGGGAGCTGACATCTTCTGGTGGTTGCGAAAACTGCTAGGGCTGTAAGGTGTGGCCTGCTGGAGTATGCCCCGGCAGGCTATCAATCAAACAAGGGGGAACGATGACAAACAAGGGGGAACGATGACAAAGCCGCTGCCGAGAAGGGTTCTCAAGAAGGGGACCGTCGTCGAGGTGGAATGGGCCGACATCCAGGACGCATCCGAGGACGACTGGAACGACCCCGACGCCAAGGCGCGTACCGCCAACGTCTACACACTCGGGTACGTGCAAGACGACTTCACCGAAGGCAACGAGGTCATAGTCGTGGCTCGGGACTACTCGCCAGAAGAGGACCGCTACTCGGGGCAGCGGGCCGAGCCCGTCGGCGTTGTCCTTGGGATACGGGTCCTAGATAACTCGCGGACGCTTGAGTTCTGGGAGCCGTCCAAACTCAGATGGGGCGTCAAGATCATGGGCCAGGAGCTCGAACAGGAGGAAGATGTATGACTAGCAAAGCCATAGTGCCGGGACTCGTGCTCGTAACAGTACTGGCCACGTTCCTGACCGTAATCGAGTACACGCCTACGGGATGGAAGGGAACGATCGGGAACACGTCCTTGACCTACATCGATGGCAGCCAGGGCTTCCAAGAGGCCACAGTTATCGCCGACATCGATGGGATCGAGTCAAGCTGGGGCCTCACGATGACCACGATCTTCGGGACGCCGGACAAGGCGACCCTGCAATTCGTAGCCGAGGGGGACACGAGCGCCCAGACCACGCTGGTATTCGATCCGCTCGACCCAGTACGCCTGACCGGCCGGCGGATCACAATGGCGGGAGGTAGTCCGCAGTGGATGATCCAGGTCAGCAACAGCGCAGACTTCGATTCCATCATGGTCAGCGTGAACAACGGCAAGGTAGGAACCACCTGGCCGATGGGCGTGGGCGACTGGTACGTCCGTGCCCTTCGCTTCGACCCTGTACAGGGCCTGTACGGCCACCCGACGCACGTTGTCGGGTTCGAGGCCCCTGTGCCCCCCCCGCCACCTCCCCCGGGCGTACTGACCGACGTGCGGTGGCTAAGCGGCTGGGATCTGCAATGGACCTACGCGGGCAAGACAGGCCCGGAGGACGTGAGCCTGAGCCAGAACGGAGTCAACTTCCCGATGGGCTCCTGGAGTTCTAGCGACTCGCTCACCTGGAAGTCGTACATGGGCGCGGTGAGAGAGAGCGGGTCGCAGGTGTTCACGGCGAACGGTGACACGGTTGGGTGGGTGGAGCCATGAGCGCACGCTTTGCTGATGCGTTTAAGGCGCAAGGCTGATGGGGAACGACAAGATCCAGCGCCGGATCTGGCGGGAAAAGCAGGTAGCGAAGGGCCTCTGTTCACGGTGCGGCCGTGAGAGAGAGCCCGAGCGCCTGCGCTGCTGCGGCCGATGCACGGCTCAGATGACAGCGCAGAAGGCCGAGAGGCGCCACTCGGAGGCCAGGCGCATCGATGTGACCGTCGACAAGGGCCTGGCGCCCGACGACCCGACCAGGTTCGAGCGCTTGCTCCGAGCGTGGGGGATCAAAGAATGAAGTCCGGCGAGCCCCCGGTGCCACCTCCCAAGGCCCGAAGCCGTCAGCACTGGGACCACCACGCTTTCCGCGTATCGATGCAGGCGCATTACCCCGGGATGGGGTCGCGGGCGACGGCCCGCGGGCTGGGAATCAACCGTAGGACGTTCCAGCGCCTGGTTTCAGGCGAGGCGACCCCGACGCTGCGAACGTACTGCGCGATGATCTGCAGCACAGGTTTACCCTTTGGGACATGGCTTCGCATAAGGTAGGCGCGCCCGTGCGCCGTTGCCGGATTGCGTCGAGGTCATTACGGTGCTGACGTTATGAGAACCGACCCGACAAAAGAGGCCCGCGAGGCTGTTAGGAATGTCTAGCGGTGTGCAAGCGCTTCAGCGCAGACGTTTGGCGCCGGGCCAGGCAGCAGTACATCGACTCGGACACGTTGACCCACGCAGAGGTCGCGAAGGCGTCCGGCATCGGTGTCGACATGCTTTCGAGGCGGGCATCGGCCAGGAACGAGAACTGGACCAAGCTCCGGGAAAAGCGGCGTGATGCGGAGATCGAAGCAGAGCAAGAGGCGATCAGGAGCCGCGCCGACCTCAACGCCGACGCCCAGGTGGACGCTCGCGCCCTGTACCGCCAGACAGCCAGGCTCATACTGGAGCGCACAGCCATTGAGCTCGATCCCGAGCGAAGTATCACGGCTGACGTTCTATCCAAGCTCACCGCCGTTGTCCAGCGATGCCAAGAGATCGAGTGGGCGTGTTACGGCATTGCCAAGGTTCTCGATGTGGACGTCTCGATGGACGTCCGAGCCTCAGTGGTCGAGATCCCAGTCGAATCAGTTTCTGAGCGCGGCGACTTACCCCAGTCTGGGGGAGGTGTGAGAAGTGGCGAAGACGGCAACGGCTAAGGTGACGGCCCCGCAGACCATGCGAATCAATGACCACGAGCTCCCCGCCCTGGAGCATCAACGCCGGTTCCTCAACATACAGACTAGAAACCCCGCTCTCGTCGGCGGCTACGGCTGCGGCAAGTCCCATATTCTACTACGCAAGGCGATCCAGGCTGCGGCCGAGAACCCTGGTCTGATCGGCATCTACGCCTGCCTGACCTATCCCGTCCTACGGGACGCGATCCTTCCCGAGCTGTTCTCGATTCTGAATGCGTACGGGCTGACCGAGGGCGTCGACTGGTCATTCAATCAATCCAGTATGACGCTCTCTCTCCCCATCTTTTCGGACGAGAACAAGATTCCGGCTTCGGTCTACTTCCGACCGGTCGAAGGCAAGAACGTCCTCTCTCGCGTCGTGGCGGTCACCGCCGCGTGGGCCTGTCTGGACGAGGCGGCCCTGATGCCAGAAGAGGCGTACCGCAAGGTCTCCGAGCGTGTTCGTGATTCCCGCGCCCGGCGACCCTTCGTGGCTGCGGCGACCACGCCGGAGGGCTTCGGGTGGGTCTACAAGATGTGGGTTTCTGATCCTCGGAAGCGTGCGGCCACGGTGGGCGGGGGCAGTGCATGGGTGGAGGACGAGCAATTTCGTTTCGTCCGTGGCCGCACCGCTGACAATCCAAATCTGGACCCGGACTACATCGATTCGCTCCTGAGCCAGTACGACGAGGTGTTGGTCAAGGCGTACCTCGAGGGCTTTTTCGTTCCGATGATGACGGGCCGTTGCTTCCGGTTCGCGGAGCACGAGCACGTCAGCCCGGCCGCCGTCTACGACCCGATGCTCCCGATCCGGATGGCGTGGGATTTCAACGTCAACCCGATGAGCGTCAGCCTGAACCACTACCACAAGGGACAGCTCTGGACCTTCGACGAGATCGTGATGCAAAGCTCACACACCGAAGACGTGTGCGAGGAGTTCCTGGCTCAGTACGGGCGCGGCGGGGCGAAGGTCGAGGCCGAGGGTCACCTCACGGGCGTGCGCGTCTACGGCGACGCCAGCGGCCGAGCGCGGTCCACCAAGAGCCGGCACACCGACTATCAAATCATCGAGCAACTCATCGGGCAGGCCATGCCCGGCTTCGAGGTCTCCGTCCCTCGCACCAACCCGAGCCAGCGCGAATCCATCAACACGCTGAACGGGCTGATGAAGAACGGTTACGGAGAGATCAGCTACGCGATCAACGGGATGTGCCCGGAGTCGATCAAGTCGCTGTTGACCACGGTCTACGACGACAACGGCTCGATCGCCAAGGGCGGCGACCACTACGAGCACCTGACGGACGGCCTGCGCTACATCGCGTGGGATGTGGCACCAATCGAGACCACGATCGCCAAGGGGCGTAAGAAGACTACGAGGGGGCGGGCTCGTGTTTGATGCTTTTGCTACTGGTGGACTCTTCCCTCGAAAAGAAGACATCGAGCGCCTGAAGCGATACCGCTCGGCGCGCAAACTGTTCGATGGCAGGCATCACGAGCACGTCAACGCCAAGCGCATAGCCGACAAGCTGCGAGAGTCGAACGCCTCGATCGGCGGCCTGTCCGCCGAGGGCGTGGTCTATCTGATCTTCAATTCGCCCCGGTTGATCTGCACGAAGTTCGCCGACCTCCAGATCCTACAGACGCCCGAGGTGCGCCTCGAGGGCGAGCGGAGCAACAGCCTCGACTTTATCGACGAATTGCTCGAGGACCAGCCCGGCCTATGGGCTGAGCTGCACTACGCCCTAGAACTCAAGCGTGCGATGGGCGACGGCGGCTTGGTCATCGGCCGGAACAAGGCCGAGGAAGTCCGCATCCGGGCGATCGACCCCGCCGAGTGGTTCCCGGTTCTGTCCTCGACCGACACGATGGACTACGACGCCCACCAGCTGGCATGGATCGAAGAGTTCGAGGAAAACCGCGAACTCGTCCAGTACTTGCGCGTGGACTATATGCGCCCCGGCGGCGTGGATCGCTTGGCATTCGTACTGGGCAAGGACACCGCTCGCAAGACCGGCGGCAGCACCGAAGACACCCTCGACAGTCAATTCGAGATCGGCAAAGAGGTAAAGCTCGACCAGCATTGGCCCGACCTGGCCGAGACGGACGAGGAGAACAACCTCGGCGACCTCATCCCGTTTGTTCACATTCCACACGGCCGCCTTGCGCCTCTGCTTCCCTTCGGCCGCCCCGAGTTCACAGACTCGGGTGGCCTCGTGGATGATCTGAATTGGCGCCTGTCAACCTGGAGCGATGCGAACGACAAGGTGGCCCACCCGCCGCGCATCATTCCGCGCTCATATCTCAAGCAGAGCGAGGACGGGGACGTCTCGATCCCCTCGCAATACGAGCGCGTGTTCGTCGGCAAGAGCAACGGCGAGCCCGGCGACCGTCCCGGCTATATGTCGATGGAGTTCTCTCACGAGACCTTGCGTGAGCAGTTCGAGCTATCGCTGATCGCCTTCCTGATGCGACACGAGATGGCGCCGGCCCTGTTGGGGTGGCAGACGGGCAAACAGCGAGAGAGCGGCGAGGCGAAGTCCCTCGGCATGGGCACAACCGAAGCCGCTACCAAGCGCGACGTTCTCCAGCTGCAACCCCGCCTCGCTTCCGCCTTCACCATCGGGGCAAGGCTCAAGGGCAACGCCAAAGCGTCGGCCTCGGTGCATATGCGGACGGGCCTGCCGAAGTCGCAAGACGAAATCAGGGAAGAGGTCGAGGCAGAGATGCGCGCGGGTCTGATGACCAAGCGCGACGCGCTCGAGCGCCTCAACCCGACCATGAGCCCAGAAGAGATCGAGGAGAAACTGGCCGCGCTCGATGCTGAGCGGCAGGCCGAGGCAAAGGTTTTCGAGGCTGAGATTCAATAGCCTAGCCGTCGCCGGGCGAAATACGGGCGCACCTATCGCGGAGGACACGCGCGCATGACGACAGAAACGCAGGACCAGACGACTCAAGACGAGCAGACCCAAGGCTCCGAGGACGGTGCGAAGTCGGCATCGGAAAAGCCCACCAAGGGCACGGACTCTAAAACCTCGGCCGGCAATGGTGACGGAGCGAAGGGCTCCGACTCTGTTCCGTTGGGCACTTTCAAGGAGGTCGAGCGACAGCTCAAGGCCGACCGGAAGCGCCTTCAGGAGTACGAAGCGAAGGACAAGGAACGCGAGGACGCTGCGGCCGTCACGGCCAACGACGTCACAAAGTTCAAGGGCGAGCGGGACCAGTTCGAGGGCGAGGCGAAGCAGTGGCGGGAGTATGCCACCGCCAAGATCGCCAACATCGAGAAGGATCTCGACGAGGACGCGCAGGCGATTCTCGACGAACTCGGGGACGAGACCCCGCTGGCCAAACGCCTATCCATCGCTGAGCGACTGGCAGCGTCTACGAAACCAGAGTCAAAGGGTGCATTCGGTAGCAGTGGGGGCAAGGGCAAATCGGCAGACGCCGGCGGCCTGATCCCCTCGTCGATCACCTCTTGGCGAGAATATCAAGAATGGTACGCGAACCTGAGCACGAGCCGCGACAAGGAAGACCTGGAGCTACTCCAGGACGCCAAGAAGCGCGCGACGATTCAGGCGGAGGCGCGCGAGCGTTTCCAGTAGCGGCCACAAAATCAACGATGCCGCCATTGTGCGGGGTGAGGGGATAGGGAAAAATGGCACGTTATGCTGCGATGACTGACTCCGCGTCAGTAGACCAGATCGACGTTGTCGAGGTGGCCGGCGGGATCGTCGCTTCCTCGGTTCGACAATCAACATTCATGCCGCTGGTCTCGAGCCAGAACGGTCCGCGCAAGCGGGTCTATGGGAAGCAGGGAGCCCTCGCATGGGGCGCGCTCTCGAGCTTCACCTCGGCGCCTGACGAGACCGAGTACACGCCCACCGGCGTGACGACCACGAACACCACGCATCACGTCGATGTGGTGCTCGATCAGTATGCGCTGGCCGATGCCCGCACGCAGGGGAAGTCTCTCAAGGATCAGATCCTCGAGGAAGGCGCGATCGGCTACGCCAAGTACTTCGACGGGCTCAACGCTGCGCTTCGCAGTGAAGTCAGCACGACCACGCCGGACCATCTCATCGGCACGGTCAACGACGCACTAACCGGCCCGCTGCTGGATCAGGCGCTCGAGCTGCTGTCCATCGCCGGCGCTCCTGGTCCCTACGCGATCGTGATCTACACCGGAAAGCTCCGCGAGTTTTTCCAGATCCCCGGCATGCGCGAAGCCAGCATCCTCGGCGGCAACGGCGGACAGGGCGGAATTTCCAACCTGGTCGGCGGAAGCCCGAACAACAAGCTCGTGGTCAGTGGCTACAACGGCGTGGCGGACATCTACCACAGCGACCAGATCGTCTCGGCCTCGGGCCGGCACAACCTGGCGTTTTCGATTGGCGACGGTGTGAGCAACACCGCATTCGTCAATCCCTGGAGCCAGCTCGAGAACGGAAGCGGACTCGTGCCCGGCAAGATGATGGTCGACGTTCATTGGAACAGCGCCCAGCGCGCCGTCGAGATCAACATGACCACGATGGAGGATTTCTCCAGCCGTACCAGCACTACGGCGAACGATTGGTTGGTTGACTTCGTCACCACGTAGAGCGTGACGGATCGACCGAAGAGAAGAGGGGCGGGAGATTGGCTCCCGCCCCACCACAAGACAAAGGAGGGGCGACCTATGGCGCTCACAGTTACTCAGGCGGCGATCAACACGGCCGCAGACGCCTACATCGCGGCGGTGAAAGCCGACTCGGACGTCCTCTCTGCTGGCGATGCGCAGATCTTCGTCGGTGTGGATCTCGGCGACACCACGATCCAAGACCACCAGCGGACCACGACCGCAGCCGGCGCCGATGTTTCCTTCTCGACCAAGGTCGCAGGGGAACACGTCAACGACGGCGATTTCCCGATCCAGATCCCGTACCGAGGCGGGCTCATTCCGCTGGTGTGGAAGATCACCAACGCAGCGGAGGATCTCACCTGATGTCACGCTTTGAAAACATGACAGGGCAGAGGCACCAAGGTGACATCAGCTACGACGAGCTCTACCAGCGCGAGATGCAGTTGCGGCTCGCCAACGGCGAAGTCGTTGAAATGTTCCTCGAGTCTCCAGTGATGGACACCCGCACCGGCCGCCAGATCGGCGTCGAGTACGTCAAGAAGTACGTGGACAACAACGAGAAGGCGATCGCGCAGAAGATCAAGCAGGGATTGCTCGAGGCTGAGCTGTCCGAGGAGACCGTCCAGGTGGCGAGCGTGAAGCCGCGCACCGCATCGGCAAAGCCCGAGCCAGCACCGAAGAAAGCCGCATCGAAAAAGTCCAAGGCCAAGGAGTAGAACCATGATCCGCAGAATGGCGCTTCTACTGTGCATCTGTCTGGTCGTCGCCCTGTTCGCTCCGCCTCGGTCTGAGGTCGAGGCGGCAGGCGTTGTCCAGCTCGAGGCCACCACGGCCGACACGCTCGACGCGGGCGAGGCCCTTGGCTTCGTGCATCTGCGAAGCACGAATGGCCTGGCCTTCGGGGTCCGGTTCCTGGGTGGCCCGCTGGGTGACTCCGCAGGGGCCGGCGTGGACGACTCGGTCGAGGTGGACGCGGGCGATTCCATGAACATGCCGTTGCTAGAGTACGGCAGAGCCACCCGCCTGATCGCTATCTATCCGCAGGGCGGCGATACGATCAAGGGCTTCGGGATGTAGCACGATGGCCCTCGACGTAACAGTGGGGACGGCGACGTCCACGAGCTACGCCACGGTGGCGGAGGCGGACACGATCGTCGCCTGGAAAGGCTCCGATGCGTGGACCAACGCCATCGACGCGACCAAGGAGTCCGCGCTCACGGCGGCGGTGTCCTTCATGGACACCATTGCCTACGAGCTACCGCGCGTGACCACGGGGCAGGCGCTCAGGCTTCCCACCACATCAATGTACGACAACGACGGAACGCTGATCGTTCCCGAGCGGGTGAAGGAAGCCCAGAGCTACCTCGCGCTCGCGCTGTTGGAAGATCCCAACATCATGGGCGGCGGTGGGTCCGGGCCTGTGTCCGAGGTCTCTGTCCCCGGCGCGTTCTCGGTCACGTTCCAGGACTCGAGCGAGGACACCCTCGGGCTGCCTCGTGAGGTCTACGCACGCCTCGAGCGTTACATCCTGCGCAGTGGCATCCCAACGTCGGGCGGAATCTACGACGTGAGTAGGGGCGGCTGAGCATGACCATCAATCAGGAGATCGTCGATCGGTACATCGAACACCGGGTTTTTCTAATCCGGTTCGAGAACCGCGTCGTTCGCGATGTCCTGAAGTCGTTGCGCCGTGGGGAACTGGAGGCACTCGGGGCTATTGCTGATGCTTATCAGCGCGCGCTGGCTCGTAGCGAGGCAAGCGGTGTGCCTTTGACCGCGTGGGGCGGGGACGGCATCGGCTTTCGACGCAAAGCAGTCAAGCGCATACGGGCCTCGCTGGGTGACGCCTTCCCTGCGGCGCGCAAGTCTCTGGCGGTGGCCCTCGAGGGCGTCGCTGAGGACGCCACAAGCCTCCTCGTCGCTGAGCTGGAGCAAGGACTCCCCGCAGCCGTGATCGACGAGCTGGCCCTCTCCAGGGTGCCCGAGAGGGCGCTGGCCAACATGCTCTCCGACAACTTCGGGGAGCGCCTCGAGGGATCGTCCAAGCGACTCGCGGACGCCTTCGGCGACATCGAACTCGCAGCGCAGAGGCGCGTCAACAAGGTGATGCGGGACGGCGTGCGCGATGGGGTGGGGCTGAACCGGATGGTGAGCCAAGCCCGCGCAGCGATCGGCACCAGCGACACGATGGGCGTGGACGTGGCAAGGGTGGTTCGCACGATGGTGCAGACCACGGCCAACGACGCGGCCGGGATGCTGCACCGCGAGAACTCGGACATCGTCCGCGCGGAGCAGTACCACGCGACGCTCGACTCGGACACCTGCCCAGTTTGTGGCCCGCTCGATGGCAAAGTCTTCCCACTGGACAAGAGCGGAGCCTCGACGGTCCCGCGTCCGCCAAGGCACCCGAGCTGCCGGTGCTTTGTGTCTCCCGTCCTCATGGACTGGAAACAGATGGGCCTTCCGAAGGACAAGATCCCGGCCCGCGTTCGTAAACTCCTCGACGGCAAGCCGGCACAGCGGCAGACGTGGCGCAACTGGGTGGACGCGAAGCCCGGACGCCTCGAGAAGATCCTCGGTCCGTCGCGCGCGAGACTCGTCAGAAGTGGCGAAGCGAAACTTTCGGACCTGTCAACGACGACAGACGTTCTCAACCTCGACGAGCTACGGCAGAAGATACGGCGGGCAGCATGAGCGGACGCATCGCACAAGCCCTGCGCATTGGCCAATCGGTCGCGACGCAATACGCGCCCACCGAGGCGGCCATCCACTTCCTGGACTGGTCTGGCACCGATGACCCCATGAGCCAGTCGAAGCAGTGGACTCTGGGTTCGACCTGGCGCGGCCGGGTGGTCCTGGCCATGCCCAAGGTGACGCATGGCGTGCCCAGCGACGGCCCGTTTCACCGCCATGTGATAACGGTGGACGTGGACAAGCTCCCGCGCACGCCTGACGAGGGCGACCGCGTGGAGATCGGCGGGCAGCTGTTCAGCGTCGCAGCCTCGAGGACCATCCTCGGCACGACGGCGGTGCTCGAGCTGGAAGGCACGGCGGCTGCGGTGCCCACATCTGGCGACCACACCCCGCCATTCATCACAAACGCGGCCATCGTCGGTGCCACCGAGACTTTCACAATGACCGCCGACCTCAGCGAATCGGCCTACTACCGATACCGCTACCGCAAGCCGCCCAACGTCGGCTCGTGGGTCACGATCGCATACACGGGCGTGCTTGCCGCAGACATCTCCGGCGTCAGCGTCTCGCTCGATGCTGGTCTCTACGAGGTCCATCTGCAAGCGAAGGACGCATCGGGCAACGAGAGTTCGTGGGTCGATGCCGGGAACGTCACGATCACGGGAATCCCCGCATGATTACCGCAGCCGTAGACACCCGCGCCTTCCAGGTCTGGACCAAAGAGGCCGCAAAGGAACTCAACAACGCCGACCGGCTGAAGCTCTACCGCGCCCTCGCGCTCAAGTTCCTCGAGAAGGTTATCCCCCGGACGCCGGTGGACAACGGTCAGGCGCGCGGTGGGTGGACCGCTGCGTCGCGCCGGCTTCCCGGCGTTCGGGGGATTCGCATCGGCGGTGCCGACCGCGCGATGGAAGAACTCGGCCGCAGCCAAAGCAGCTACAAAGAGAAGGGCGCGCGCGGCGGTGGCGAGATCGCCATCGAGATTTTCAACGGCGTGCCCCACATCGTCTATCTGGAACTCGGCAGCTCACAGCAAGCGCCTGGCGGATTCATTCGCCTGACCACCAGGGAGATGATGGGCGACCTCATCAAGGGTGAGCTACGCAGAACCGAGGCAGCGTTCCGTGCCGCCAATATCAAAGCACGCCGCGCCACGGGATTGCGTCAGGGCCTCGGCCCACGCGATCCCCTAGGACGCGCCAACCTGTTGCGGAGGTGATCGGGTGGCAAACGTCAGAGTGGAGGACGTGATCTCGTCCCTCGAGAAGTTCCTCGCAGCCAATTGGCCGACGTCGTCCTGGCGGTTCTACCCGACCGCAGCGGACGCGGCCTCTGCGGACGATCGCACAGATGCGGTGGAATGGGTGGGCCTGCAATGGCTCCCAATGTCTCCCGCTCGCCCCATGCGCGCGAGCGAGGACTGGGTCAACGTCGAGTTCCGCCTGATCTGCTACTCGAGATCGAACGACCGCCTTGCGGCGGCAGAGATGGCCACCCAGTTCAAGGACTTGCTCAGGTCCACGACGTTCGCAGTCTACGACCGAGCAACTGGCGGCACCACGCAAGTGGGCAGCTGCCGACTTTTGGAGGTGTCGGTCATTCCGCCGGCGCCTGATTCGCGCGGCGTCAACCGTGCGGTGGTGGAAGTGACCGGCTGGGGCATACCCAGCTAGAGAAGGGGACGACATGGCGACGCCAATCTCTCTCAAGGACGGAGCAATCGTCCTGACCGACAACGACGGAGCGAACACGCTCACCCTCGGACTCGAGGACGGTAACTTGAGCTTCACGCTGCCGCGCCCACACGAGCACTCACCGGATCGCGGGGCTGCCGGCGTCATCATCGACGGCGCTTTCGAGCCGATCCCGTTCTCGATGACTCTGGACGTGGTCACCCTGTTGGGGAGCGCGGGAGTCGCTGAGGTGGTTCTGCGAACCGAGTCAACGTGGGACTTCGGAAAGCTCGACACCGCCGCAGGAAGCTACAGCGGCAAGACGGCCACTCTCCAGGATGTGAGTTCCGATGTGGGCGTCTTTCAGATGGTCGTCACCTACACCAACCCGACATCGGCCGCAGTAGAGAATCTCTACTTCTTCGACTGCGTGGCGACCTACGACTTCAGCGAAGGTTTGCCGAGCAAGACCACGATCAGCGGCGTGAGCTACCAAACGGCGCAGAACTTCCTCGCCAACATCGACTAGGGGGATGCAATGGCGGTCAAGACGCTAAAATACGGCGATCTGTATCTATATAGGGCCGACTCGGATGCGTCTCTGATCGCTGCGAGCGGCTATTCCTACGTGGGCGCGTTCGAGAGCGGTTCGCAGGTGCGGTTGATGGTCTCGGATGCGAGCGGAATGGATCGCCTGAGCGCGAACCACGCCCTCACGATGAGCCACGCAGCCACGCCGGCGTCCGTTCACGCCCCCGGCAACATGCCCGCGCATCCCGTATTCTGGGTGAACGACAGCACGGTCCATTGCTGGTACGGTTACGACGTGCTCGCGGGCACTGCGTACACGGTTTTCTATATGCGCAGCACCGACGACGGGGCAACCTGGACGACGCCAGTCGAGGTTGTCACTCTGGGCACGGGCGGATCGTGGAACGATGTGGCGATGACTCCGCTCCTGTTCTGGGAGAACCCCGACGATTCGGCCCTGAATCGGCTTTATGTGGCCGCCAATGACGGCGCGAACTACAAGGTCGGTTACTACGTCGTGGACGCCTCGGCGGGGTCGTGGAACGTCAACCTCGAAAACCCTGCGAAGTATTCGGAATATGGGAGCAATCCCGTGACCCAGAACCTGGGCGGCGAGTACATCGCGATGATTCACGACGGCAAGCGGTTTTGCATGTACTACGGCGACGACTCGACGCCGGACCGGGTTTACTTTGATTCAAGCGCCGGGGGCATAGTATGGAACCGGGCAGGGATCGCAGCCAACCGATTCACCAACCCGATTCTATACAACGGCATCGCGACCACGGCGGACGATGTTTACCTCCGGCCGACTGGCGCCGCCAAAATCGGCGCCTGGTTCTACCTGTTCTATATGGGCTACGACGGGTCTACCCTGCTGCCGATGTGTGCGGTAGGCGAGCGCCCAGACCACCTCTACAAGATGGGCAGCGTTGCAAACTGGAACGGGGGAACGTCGAGCGATGTAGGCCCCAAGGTTTACTACTCGAACGGTGACCTTGCCTACAGCGTGAACCACCAAACCGTCCACGTGGCAGACCGCGGCGGCGCCGGTGCGCTTATCGATGCACCGTTCGAGCCTTGGGCCTGGGCTTCGAGTTTTAAGCAGCAGTTCATTGGGCCGAGTGGCGTCGTAGCGCTCAGCGCCAATAGCGACGAGGTTCTGCTGTGGAACCACGCCATGCTAGCGAACCCGTCGGTAGGCGAGGGCCTGGGCTACGGCTACGACGACCCATCGCGCATCCATGCCGTCTACCTTGACAAGACCACGGCCGGGGTTGACGAGAGTTTTTACATCTTCCTCGACTGTGTGATTTCCGCCGACGTCGCCGAGTCCGAAGAGGCAAGCGACGTCACATTCTCGGGCACCGTCAATGGAGCCCGACTCCCCATATTCGGAAGGTTCTAGAACCGTGCAACTCGATGGCCACCCAGTCAAGCGCTATACGGGATGTGCTCACATCCTACGGCGTGAGAACGGCGAGCTGGTGGATCTGCAGTTCGCGATCGTCCAACTCGACCCGCAATGGGAAGAGGAAGCCGAGCGCCAGCTGCCGCCACCTACCGCCCCCATCAACGGGAGAACCAAAGACGCTAGCGGCGCGATGGTTCCCACGTACAACGAGGAAGACCCCGAGTTCCTGCAGGCGCTCGCCGTCTGGCAACGGCGCCAGAAGGCAAAGAGAATCCACGACGCGAACATTGACGACCGTATCTCCTGGGAGACCGACCCGGAGATTCTAGAGTCGAACCCCAAGAAGTTCTACGATGGCATCTGGGAGGAGCTTCGCGCCTCATTCGCTCGCGGCGAAATAAACCGATGGGTTTCCGCCATTGTCGGTATCGATCAAGTGGGCGGCGCGGACATCGCCCTCGCGGAGGAGTCTCTATTTCGAGAACTCCAGCGCCTTGGCGCTCTTTCAGACATGGAAGAGGAACCAGGCGCGGGCAAAGAGTGAGGTAGAGCTCTCTGGGAAGTTCGGAGAGCTCGCGATTTGCTTCGAGAGGGGATGGACATACGAGGGCGACTGGTTACGGTTCAGCAAGCAAGACCGCGCCAACATCGTCGCTTTTGTGAATGTTCGGGAGTGGAAGCTAGAGCGTGACAAGGAGCTCAGCGGATTAAGTGACAGCGTGCGGTAGGCGGTTGGGGAGGTGGTGGTGCTATGATTATTCAAGAGGGCGCGAAAGTACTCATCGGTGGCGACAACAAGGGACTGTTGCGCACACTGAGCTCCAGCAAGCTTGCAGTCGCTGGATTCGCCACGGCTGCCGGGGCCGCGCTGTTGAGCGTCGCGGTGCAGTCTGCAAAAATGGCCGCCGCGCTCGACAAGGATCTGCGCCTCGTAGCTACCCTTGGCGGCGAGGCCGCAGATTCTACCGTCAGGCTTCGCGACGAGGTCAAGGCGCTGGGTCGGGAGTTTGGAAAGGACTTCAACGAGCTAGCGACGGCAAACTATCAGGCCGTTTCCGGTGGTTTTAAGACTATCGGCGAATCAATGAAAATCGTGCGGGCCGGAACGAAACTGGCAATCGCCAGCAACACCGGGCTGGTCAAGTCGACCGAGTCGGTGGTTAAGGTTCTAAATGCCTTCGGCAAGGGCGCGAGGCAGGCCAACAAAACAGCGGCCCAGCTCTGGGCGGTCAGTCGCGACGGTATCGTAACGGTCGACCAGCTCGGGCGCTTCCTCAAGAGCCTGCCGGCTGCTGCCGCGGCCAGCGACATCTCGTTTCTAGAGCTCGGCGCGGCCCTGTCAACAATGACCAGCATCACGGGATCAGCGTCCGAGGCCGTGGACCAGCTCAGAACCGGCATAATCAAAATGGAGCAGCTCGGTCTAGAGGGGTCGTTCCTCGATCGGATCGAGACGTTCGTCGGTAAGGATCTCGGCGAGCTGACGACTCTACTCGGTAGCGACGTCGCGGCGCTGGGTATCCTCACGCTGGCGGAGAATATCGACATTCTGCGCGTGAACACCGACGCCGCCGGCTCTGTTGTGGGAGACTTCAACCGGGCCGTCGAGGGCATGGCCGGCTCGGCCACGACGGCCAGCGAGCGCATCCAAGCGAGCTTCGGGTCGCTAATGGAAGATCTGGGCGTCAATATCGGCCAGGCGCTTCCCCTACTCGCGGCAATGGCGAACGGCATGGACGCGCTTGCGTCCGCGTCGAGCGGCATCAGTAGCATTGCTCTGACCAAGCAAGAGCTTGAGGCCGCCGGCTTTGACGCTGGCGGCGGTGCCACGGCGGGCGCGTTTGCAGACGGTCGCGGGGCCTCCGGCTTTGCCGCTGGCCAGGCAGCCGCGGCGGCCAGGAGGAACGGCGGTTTCTCGCTCGATAGGGCGGCGTCGGAGCTGTCGTTACAACGTGCCATCGCGAGCGAGCTCGGCGTCAAGGCGCCAACTGCCGCCGAGTTCGTCAAGGCGATTCAAGAGGGCACCACGGTCGCGCTGCGCCAGAGAATGCTGCAGCTCTCCGATAAGACATTCGGCCAGCTATTGTTGGGGTCGCCTATCGCGGGCGGTATTGCCCCGTTCGACGGCAAGGACGGCCCGAGCATCGGCGGCACACTCGGGGGGGCGGGACAGTTCAACTCTATTTTCTCCCCGCCAGAGTCCGACATCTCTGGACTGACCCAGGGCCACCTAGGGCGCCTCGACTTCGACGAGTTCGGCCCGCGCGCGAACCCGGACACGGTTGGCTTTTCGTTCAAGGACTTCAACAAACGCAACGGCATCGGTGGGGTCGATAAAGAGCTCAAGCGGCTTTCGGCCAGCAGCCTTATCGCGCAGTCGGCCGTTGGCGGCCTAACCTCGATGCTACTCGGCCCGCTCAATAGCGCGCTGACCTCCAGCAACAGCGCTTTCGGCAACTTCATTTCGGGGATTCTCTCGACCGTGGCGCAGCTCGGGGTCAACAGCTTGCTCTCGTCGTTCATCCCTGGGTTCGGTGGCGGCTTGCTCCCGACCCTGTTCGGCGGCGGCGGCGGCAGTTCCGAGCTCACCGCAGCCGGCATCCAGTCGAACGATCTAGCGTTCAATCCATCGACCCTAGGCGGCGGTGGATCAGGCCCCTCAATGGAGCGCCTGGCTGCCATCGCAGCGTCGGGGGCGCCGATAGAGGTCCACCTCAACCAGAACATCGGCGGAGGCGACCCGGGCGTGATAGGGCGGGTCACAGCGGCAGCAGTTCAAGAGGGCATTCGAGATGCCCGCATCAGCGGCACCGAGCGCCTGTTCAAGAAACTAGGAAGGTAGCGCCATGGCCTGGGGAACGACTGATTATGTGATTCTGACGTTCTCGGCGGTGGACTATATCTTCGCGCCGACTGAGTTGGTCTACGCGGGAAACCCGAAGTATGAGCGTAACCAGGTCGTGCAGGAGGCCGAGAGCGGCGAGCGCAAGATTCTGGAGCTAGACGACGTGCTTCGCCAGACGTTCGAGTTCTCAATCAACAAGATGCCATCAGCAGACCGCACAATCGGCGGCGCGACCATTCGCGGGTTCTCGACGTTGTCCTCGTTGATTCTGGTTTCCTGTGAGATGCGAACCAACGCCATAACCGTCAAGCCGCCTGGGACCGTATTCGGCGGGGGCACCTCCTGCCGGTTCGACTCCTCGTCGTTCTTTGTGCCGGTCGTTCGACGCGGCGCCAGTGTGAATACAGACCTATACGGAGGCGGGGCTACGTTGAAGTTCCGCAAGGAGGTCTAGGGTGCCCCGCACGATACCAGCAGCGTTCAGCTCGGCCGCCGCCGGTGGCTCTGGTCGTATCTACTTGCTGCATGAGCTGTCAAGCCTCGACACGCCGTTGTATATCAGCAGCGGCGACGACGGTCTGAGCTTCAACGGCAACACGTTCCGCGGGTGGCAGGCCAAGCTGGCCGGCGAGATCGGTGCAGAAATTGACTGGCGGGGCGGGCTCTCTACCGAGTCGACGCATCAAATCGCGATCATCCAGGAGCACGACTCGCATACCGGAACGACGTCCGACAACACCTTCGATATTCTCAAAGATCTAGCGGTCACGTCGTCGGCTACCGCCGGGCCAATCATTCAGTATTACTCTAGCTGGCTGGCTTCCGGCGCCACGTCGCCCGGCGCCACGTACCTGGTATTCGATGACGGGACTCCGGTGCTCGCAGAGTCCGTCCAGATCTCCGGCTTTGTGACTCAAGACCTTGAGGTCGCCGACAACGGCGAGGCGATCATTGATCTGGCGGGGCTGCGCGACGGCCACCTCGGGCGCCGCTTTCTTAACCGCCTAGGCGAAGAGCCTTCGACCGAGCCTGAGAACTGGGACCGAACAGGCGCAACCCGCGACGAGCTCGCTGCAGGCGAGGGCGAGCCCGTGCCGATCACATACGGCGTGAACACGTTCGCGTCGGGCCTCTTCGTACACGACACGCCAACGCAGGACACAACCAAGCAAGCGGGCCTGATCATCTGCTATCTGGATGCGCGCTATCGCGGGGACGATACGCAGGGGCCTAGCCTGTTCATCTGGGACGAGCAGACCGGACAGAAAGCCTACTGTCAAAATATCGTAACATCGATTGCAATCGGCTCGCAGTACGTGATGCTGACGACCGGATTCCCTGAGATCATCAACAACGCAGGCAACGAGGGCGCGTTCGTTTCGTTCAGCGACCCGACAAAGCTCGACGGCGTTACGCCCTGGCTCGCGTCCGAGGGCGCGCTGGCTATCCAGTGGCCGCAGATGAAACTTACGACCGAGTTCTCGTTCTCTGGTTTTACAACGCACTGGGCTCTCGGCGAGGGCGCCACTCACGGGGTCCCGAACCCCATCGCAGGCCCGGCCGCGGTCACGTCAAATCTGACCCTGGGCTCGCCCTCTGTGCGCAACGGCTATTCGTGGAAGCTCCCCGAGATCAGCAGGCCGGGAGAACTGATCCGGGCGATCATCGAGGCCAAGCTGACGCAGACATCGTCTCAGGCGATCAAGGCCGGGTTTCGCCGAGACGGCAACGCGGGCACGGGCTACGCAACGCGAAACATCAGCAACACCGCGGACTTTACGCATACCGGCAATTACGATTCGATGACGCTCTCACACAACAAAATCTACATCTACAAGCACACCCAGAACGGCTTTATAACCACCCGCGGGTCGGATCTTTCGCAGGGGTCTATAAATCTCGGCCTGTCAACTCATACGGGCACGTTTACCCAGAGTTTCTACGGCGCGACGATGGACCTATATACGGCGGTCGATTGGAACGACTATCCCAACCGCGTGTATGCCGAGATCGACGGGGTTATCGATGAGTCGCCGGCGTTCTATACCGGCGTAGCCAACACGGTGTTGGAGAACCCGGTCGATATTTTCTATCATTTCATGCGGGACGTACTCGAAGAGTCGGGTAAGATCGAGCACATTGCGCGCGCGAGCTCCCGCTCGGACATCGCTACCGAGGGCCTCAAGTTTGCTTTTCAACTCACCGACGCAGACGGCACCGGAGAGGCGTTCCTAGAGCGCTTGGCCCATCAATCGATGTGCTGGCTCGCGCAGGGCGACGACGGAACCGAGCGGCTTGTCTATCGCCCCGGCCAAGTCGTAGATACTGGGCATTCCGAGGCGCCGCTCGGCTCTAGCGTGATCATTAAAGGCTCAATGAAGATGAGTCTCACGAGCCGCGAGGACGTCTACTCCGGTGTTCACCTGAGCTATAGCGCGAACGCGGCGACGGGCGGCTTCGACAAAGAATATCGGATGGCCCGCGAGTCGAGCACGTTCGCGGACAACATGCCGGCCGGGACCGCGAACGACGAGATCCGCGTGTACTTAGAGAACATCTCGGACGAGTCGGACAAGATCCTTCTGTTCGACGCCGACTTGATCCAGGACGACTCAACCGCCGAGAAGCTCACGCGCTGGCTTGCGCAGCAGGGGGCACGGCGTCGGCAGATCCTAGAGTTCGACCTAACGCTCGAAGAGGGCATTAACTGGGAGCTCGGCGACGTGGTCGCCATTGACCATCCCAAGGTCCGCAAGTATTCGAGCGGCAGCGCGTTGACCATCGCGCACACTACGGGAGTATGTACCAAGACAATTGGCGATGCAGGCGGCCGCGAACACTATGGCGACATCCTCTTTGTCGAGGACGCTGGCCCCAACGCGGGCAGCTATCGAATCGACTCGTTCGGCTCGGGCGACTTTGTCCTGAGCAGCGGGCACACTCTCACCACGCAGGCCGGTGTTCCCGAGCCATTCCGAGTCTGCCCAGCGTTCACCGTTCTCAAGAACGCGCTACGCTTCAACGAGAAGCTCGGCCCCTATTTCCGTATGAAAGTTGTCGAGTATCCGATCCTCAGACCTGGCGCGACCGCGATCTAAGCCATGGAAGGCCCAGCAAGTGAACCTGCAGCAAATGACCCTAGAGCACGTCGGCCAGATTCTATCGATCGTTACGAGCGGCTCGCTGCTTGTGTTCGGGATCAAACTCCTAATGAACCTCGGGGCGGCCCGCGAGAAGTTCGACCATATGGGTACAAGCGTTACGCATATTCACAAGCGCGTGGACGAGATCAACGGCAGCGTGAAGCGGCACGATGGGGAGATCACGGCACTAAACGAGGCACGCAAAACGTGCAATGTTCTTGAGATGGACCACGAGACACGGCTTTCTAGGCTAGAGGGCCAACACAAAGCGGAGGCGAAGATATGAAACGGGGACTCTTGATTCTGGCGGTGGCCATAGTAGCAATCACAGGGCCGGCGGTAGTTGGGGCTGACGAGCATCTTGTCCCAGCCACCTTCGCCACGCTTGAAGCAGCCCTCGTAAATGCTGCCGTTGCTCCAGGCGACACCATCACCGTCACAAGCGGCAACTACGACCAGATCTATCAGGACTTCGACACGAGGGACGACGGGCTGTTGATACGGTCTGTGCCTGCTTACGCTTGCACATTGTCCAATGCAACTTCCAACATTCTCTTGGTCGAGGACGACGGGACGTGGGAGTCCAGCGACTTGGTCTGGGAGGGCATCGTCTTTAGTGGGACCGGCAACGCTGGCGGTGTGGAATTGGCATCGACCAATTCGTGGACGTTTAATAATTGCATATGGACCGGGGATTGGGACTACCCCATTTCGGTCGGGGCTGGCAGCAACAAAGACCAGACAGATTCCCTCACCTTCAACAACTGCCAGTTCAACATCACCAACCAGAATTGGGGTGTCAAGCCGGGAATACTGTTTAACGCGCCAGGAACCAACCTGACGTTCAACAACACATCGTTCGACTATTCTGGCGCTGGGACCATCACAAGCGGCAGTCAGCCTATGCTGGACATCATGGGCATGAGTGGGGCCGACTTCATCAATTGCACATTCACGTCTCCTAACGAGATGGATACCGCCGGTGTTATGTCTTATATCATGGCGCGTGACGCCGGTGCGCCCACCGGCCCAGCTGGCGACATTGATTTCTTCAATTGCACCTTCACCGGACCAAGCATAATGGATGGGGTGATTAACAGCGCCCTCATCTTGCTTAAGTTTGAGGACGGCGTTGACTCCTGCGATGTCATAGGATCTACCTTCACCTCTGCAGCCGGCTCAGCGCAGAACGTCAACGGGGTGAAGTGGGAAAACGGAGACGGTTCGGGGGGCGACCCTAATGCAACATCAGGATCAGCGATCTCGAACACTTTCAACGGGCTGCGCATCAGTGTCGGCTTTCTGGAGCATTCAGTCGGGCTCGTGGCTAGCGGCAACCGCATCAACGGCCAGGGCGGCACAGATAGCGACGGGATCTACTTTCAGGACGCCCAGGATTGTACGGCAACTAACAATTGGGTATCGAATTGCCGCGCCGGGTTTCGTTCAACCAACGGCGACAGGTCGCCCACATTCGAGAACGCCAGGAACCGCGTAGTCGGAAACTTTATACAGGGCAACACCTACGCCTACTTTGCGGACACCGGGGACTTCGACGCCTGGTTGGTCGGAGGAAACATTCTCCACGGCAACACTAACGTCGGATCGATTGACTTTGGCGTGACGCCGATCACATCCCTGGCAACGTGGCAAACGCAGACCGTTCCCGACCTAGCAGCCGAGGCGCCGGGGCACTATATGTCCCTCGGGGATGTGCTGTTCTCAGACTACCCCGGCGCTCTTCGCGGCGCTGGGTCGGTGCCGCGGGGTTGGGGCAAGCTGTTGGGGTCTCGCAACGGCCTGACTAACTGAGCCATGCTCAAGCCGCGCCGCATCATCATCCACCACAGCGCGACCGAGGACTCGCGCACGCTCTCGTGGGGTGCGATCCGGCGCTATCACACCGAAGTCAACGGGTGGGCTGACATCGGCTACCACGCTGGGGTTGAGTGTATCCGCGATGGCTACGAGGCCATCATCGGTCGGCCCTGGGTGGAACCTGGGGCGCACACCAAGGGCGAGAACCGAGACAGCCTGGGCTTTTGCTTCGTAGGAAACTATGACGCCCAGGAGCCGCACGAATCAATGATGCGGGTGGCGGCACGATCTGTGCTCGTCCCCTGGCTCGCGATCTACGAGCTCGACCTCGATCGGATCTTTGGACATCGAGACTTCGCTGCAAAAACGTGCCCCGGTCGTCTATTCGACTTGGGAAAACTGCGGGACATCGTCGCCGACGAGGCCCGCTCCATGATGCCGGAGCCGCCGGCATAACGAGGGATGGAAACAACATGAACAGAGAACAAGCACGAGCGCACGCGCTCACGCTGATTTCGGCCGTGGCGTCGATCAAGGACACGTTGGGCGACGGCTTCCAGGTGACGGACTTCATGGGCCTGTTTGGCGCCCTGAGCGGTGCGGCCCCGACGTTCCAGGCTGTGTTTACAGATGGAACCGTCGAAGACCGCATCCTCGTAGGCGAAGAGATGTTCGACGCGCTGACCGGATCGGACCCGACCGCGCTCGAAATGACTCAGGACTTCATTCCTGGTCTGAGCCTTGAGCAAGAGGAACAGCTCCTCGACTTCGCGAAGACCATGGTGGGAGCCCAGATCCGAGCGCGCACCGCATGAAATTCAACATCAAGCAGGCGGCCAAGGCCGCAGCGCTGGCTATCGCGCCCCTGGCGGCGACTGCCATCAATCCCCTGTTCGGTCTCCTCGTCGGCAGCTCGATAGCGAGCGGTGGCGTTGCCAAGGCGATCGGGCAGCAGGAGGAAAAGAAAACCGGGATCCGGCCCCACAAGGTTTCGGCGCCCCTCGCAGCGGCCGCGGCCCCGGCCCTGCTGGTCGGCACCGGCGTTGTGGACATCGGGCCAATCTGTGACCTAGTCATTCGAGCGTGCGAGCACGAGGCTTTGATCGGCGGCGCGCTGGGTATGGCCGTCGTCTTTTGGCATCAGCTCGTCGGAGGCTTCGGGAAAATTAAACCAGACTAGGGGTGACCGTGTGAGGCGTAGAAAGATCCCCCCGGCAGTTCTGAAGTACACCGCAAAGCTGGCCGAAGAGGGCCGGCTTTCAGAGGCGGGAATCGGACGCGCCTTGCGCGAGAAGTTTCCCAAGGTGTGGGAGGAAAGCATATCCCCCCGCTCTATTGCCATAGCAGTCAAGCGCAGGGCGGACGAGGAGGGGACCCCGATCCCCTTCTCGCCGCGCACTAGCGGCGGAAAGATCAGCGACCCCAACCGCCGCTTCCCAGACGAGACGCCCGAGCTGCGGTTCGAGTACATCCCGCGCCTGGGCATTTTCTCTGATGTTCACTGCCCGTACCACAACAAGAAGGGCGCCGCGCGCCTTGTGCAGGTGATCGAGTCGCGCGAGATAGAACAGCTGCTGTGGAACGGCGACCAGCTCGATAACGGCTACAGGGGGCACAAGGGGATCAGGGACGAGCGAGCAGCCACGTTCTCCGAGGGGCTGCACGCCTGGGCGTCGCTGATGGACGAGCTGACCCGCGCCGGCATCCGGCGGCATATCATCATTCCAGGCAATCACGATGACAAGCCCTACCGGCAGACCGACGGAGAGATCACATTCTCCGAGTTCATCAAGGCCAAGGTGTGGCCCCTGCTATCCGAGCAGGGCGTCGAATGGCTGACCACCGATCGCTATTACGCGATAATGAAACCGGCGAAGCCGGTCGCGCAATGGCCGTTCGTCAGCGAGAACTTTCCCTGGAGGTTCACGCATCAGAAGAACTTTTCCAAGATCCCGCTTCGAGTGGCCAAAGAGCTCGCGTCCATCCATATGATGAACATCGCCACGGGCCATCAGCATCACCTGGCCAGGGGCAAAGCCCTAAATGCTATGCTGCGGCTGATCGATTGCGGCACCGGCTGCGATCGATCCTTGCAGGCGTACATCGGTGACCGGGACTCTGCCCACGCTCAATGGGGCGAGGGCTTCGTAACGCTGGAGAACGGCTCCCCCCGACTTTGGGACTTCGGCGAGCCCGACGAGTGGTGGGAGCGCGAGCTCGCATAATGCCCGCGACAAGGCCCAGGCTGCCTCTGTGGGGCAGCCCGCCCTATTCCGCGCCCGATGGCCTGTGACAGCAGGCGGGGGCGGTATGGGGCGCACAGGGCCGCGTCGTTCCACGTGAAACTATCTGATTTTATTCGTTGACAGCCGCCCAACAGGCCCTTAAATTGCAGGTTATGAACGTGGAAGCGAATCAGGCGGGACTTCGGTCCCTGCGCGAGGCCAAGGGGCTCAGCCTTTCCGAGCTCGCCCGAGTGGCGGGAGTCGACAAGGCGACAGTCTCCATGGCTGAACGCGGGCTCGCGGTCCCGATGCTGACCACCAACCGCCGTTTGGCTGCCGCCTACGGGATACGCCTCGGCCGGCTCTATGAGCTGATCGCGGAATCCCAGGTTGAAGCCAGGGCTGACGACGGGGCGGGGGAGCGCTGATTCCGTAACCAGTAGCAGCGGGCGGGGCCGATTCCCGGCCCCGCCTCAACTCGAAAAAAGGTTGGTGTCGTTGTGACCGCCCATCTGACTGATTCCAAGGGCCGCCGGTACGAAGCTACCCCACGCGGCCTATGTCTCGTCCACGACAGTACAAAGCTCGGCAGAATCGATCGATTCTGCGCCGCCTTGGTCGTGGGGATCATCCTCTATCGTCTTATTTCGCTATGAGTTACCACGACGCCGCTACAAGCGGCTGGCTGGACCTGTACAAACTCAGCACCGAAGACCTCGCGCGCCTGATGGACGACTGCGAATATCAGCTGAAGCTCAGGACGCACGTGGCCTGCGACGGTTGCCTGCCCCCATCCCAGGACGAGCCGGAGCTCAACGATTGCGCCGCCTGCGGGGGCATCCAGACCCGCGAGTGGACCGCCTCCGACACTCACCTCGTATCGGGGTTTTAGGATGGCCCTAAAATGCCAGTGTGAGTTTTCAGACTGCCCCCATCACAAAGGCCCATGCAACGGCGCTGCGGTTGTTCTTATCCTCTGGACGGGCGACCAGATCGAGGGCCTCGCAAGCTACGAGCACGACGAGGTTGCGTGTTCCAGGTGCGCCAAGGGTCACAGCAGCCCATACAGGAAGATGGTGCTTCTGTGATGGCCGCCATCAGGGCCAGCGAGGTCTGGCTGGCTTTCGGCCAGGACGACCTATTCCGCCCAGCTAGCCGCACCACAGATCCGGAAACATCCCATTCCGCCGAGCGCGAGGTCAACCTCTCGGGCCGGCGGTCTACCCAGTGTAGCGCGGTCGAGGACGACGTCCTCGCGCACAACGGGGCCACGGCCGGCGAGATCGCTCGCCGTATCGGTCTCGACCGCCACACCGTCAGCAAGCGCACGGCCGATCTCGCAAATCAGGGCCGCATCCACCGCGGCCCCACGCGCGTTTGTCTCGCTAACCACCGGGCAATGTTGTCGTGGTGGATCCACTCCCAGGAGGAAACCAGTGACCAGTAAAGCGCTTTCAATCCAAGCCCAGGTGGGCGATTCCAAGATCACAGTTCCGCTCGATCGTCTCGTGAATGGGCGGCTACTCGCCGAGGAGCTCATGCGCCCGGCGCCTCCCGGCTTTGTCGCGAATCATACCGTCGTGACCATCAGCGACGCGACGCTCGACTGGGGATCGAAGAACGAGAACCCCGACCTGCACAAGATCAAGGGCGGGGGAGCAGACTACACGTGGGCTTTTGTTAAGCGCTGCCTGTCGCCTCACGGCGTCGAGGAGGCCGGCTCCCAGGTCAAGTCCATGGTGATCAACGATAAGCCGGGGCTGTGTGTTACGGCCGCCTGCCGGCGCCGCCGCTTCGGCGAGCCCGACGAGGTCGCCTATGGGAACGCCGCCGAGTCGTTCGCCATGGCGATCGAGAAGGCCAAGCCGCGCGATGGTTACAAGTCCGAGGGCGATCAGATCGACGTCGCCCGCGTGATGGTCAAGCGGCTGACCAGTGAGGCGTTCAAGGCTGCCGCGCGGAAGCTGCTGCAGCTCCCAAAGGCCGACCCATCGATCGTCGGGAAGGCTCTCGCGTTTCGTCGGGACGTTCTCGATATTCACAACCCCGAGATGCAGCGATACGCTTTCGAGAAGGCCACGGCCGCGGCGTCTGATCTGTTCGGGGGCGGCTCGATCGGCCCCGGCATCGACGAGGCTATCGAGGTCGAGACCATAATCCTTGACGATCAGGACGAACCGGGGCGCGCGGACGACGGCGAGACGTCCGCGCAGGTGGCGGGGGGGGCGGATCCGTTCGCGATTTCCTCCTCGGGCGGTGACCTCTCCGCCACCCAACCTATCGAATCCCTGGACCTGCCCGAGTGGGCTCGCTCCTGCGCCCGAGACGAGCTCGGGGATCCTCGATGGGAGACCATCACCGTCGCTCAGCTGGAGATCACGCTGCGCGCGCGTCTTCGCTCTACCCAGTACGACTCAGCCGGCGACCCGGCCGGACTCATTCCCGCCGGCAAGGCCGGAGACTGGGCGGTCGTCGCTGACAAGCTCCTGGCTTTCGAGCGGAAGGGGGGCGGCGCCAATGCGTAGACAGCAATTCCCCCGGCCGGTCGTCTACCGGATCGAAGATCTCAGCGAGCCGCGCGAGCTGGCCCCGGCCACCACGCTACGGGATCGCGTCTATTCGGCTCTGACCATCATGGCCAGGCCGATTCACACATCAACGGGGCGCATAGGGCGCGTAAGCGTAGGCTACGAGCGCGTTCGGTTCCTCTCCGGGCAGTTCGGCGTCACGTCCCATCAGATCCGCAAGGCGGTCGAAGGGCTCGCAATGCGGGGCGACATCACCTATCTGGGCGCAGAGGCCCGAGAGGCGGTGGAGTCGTGAAAATTCTACACATCGCCGATGTTCACTTCGGCAAGAACAGCCTTGACGATCTCCGCGAGCCCTGCGATCGGATCTTGGAGCTCGCAGACGGCGTCGACCTGGTCGTGATCGCGGGAGACCTCACCGTCGACCGCGGCGTGATCGACAACGCCAGCGCGCTAGCCTGCCGGACGTTTGTGGAGTCGCTCGCGGAGCTCGCCCACGTCCTAATAACTCCAGGAAACCACGACCTGAGCCACCACGCCGACCAGCCGAACAACGTGGCGGCAATTCTGAGCGATCGACTCGGGCCTACCAACGAAAACGTGCAGGTCATTGATACGCCGCGCGTGGTCACGCATGGCGAGGCCGCGCTCGCGGTCATTCCCTATCCGTCCGCCGCATTGTTCCACGCGAACACGGGCGAGACTTCTCTAGAGTCGCTCAATGAGCGACTCGCACAGCTGAGCATCGGTCTCGCGGCGGAGGCGGTGGCGACGGGCAGGGTGCCGCTGCTGGTCTACCACGGGACCGTCGAAGGTGGCCGGCATGGCGACGAGCGCTCCCCAGCAATGCTGACGCGCGGCACGGACGTCGTGCTTCCAACGGCAGCGCTGGCTGGCTTCCAGGGCGTTCTTGCCGGCCACCTTCATCACCCGCAGACAATCCAGGCGCCCGACGGTCTGGTCGTCTATCCCGGTTGCGTAGCGCCAAACACTTTCGGCGAGCGCGGGATCGAGCCGACCGCCGTGCTATGGGAGGTCGGGGCCGGGGGCGTCTCGCACGAGAGGCTTCTCCTCCCCGTCACGCATCAGCGCATCCAGGTGGACGTCGGGGCCGACGACTGGGACGCATCGAAGGATGCAACCCTCAACCTCAATAGCTGGATCGAGCGGGCGGGCGACGACATCGGGGCGGCCCGGGTCAAGGTTTCGGTGACGGCATCGAAACAGCGCCTGGAGCTCCTGACGAACGACGCGGCCGAGGTGGCGCGGGCGAAGTACAACCTCAAGGAACTGCGCCTAGAGCGGACGACGATCCCCGAGCACCGCGGCGTGCTCGACGAGAGCGCCGACCGCGCGAACCGCGTCAACATCCCCGAGGCCCTGGCGATCTACGCAGAGCAATGCGAAGACCCCGAGTTCTCGCGGCACCTCGATGAGATTCAGGAGGTGGCCCGAGACATCGAGGGGCTGGTCGAACAGCAAGACAGTGACCCGCGTTACGAGTTCGAGCCGCTGCAGATGCGCCTGGAGAACTACAAGTCGATCGCGTGCGCAAAGGTCGACTTCGAGAAGCTCCCGGATCGGTTCGGCGTGTTCGGGCCAACCGGGATCGGCAAAAGCAACCTGATGTTGGGGCTATTCTGGCTACTCTATGGGGTCAATCCCAAGAGTGAGGACGGCAAGGCGAAGACGTCCCTGGGCGAGATGGTCCGGCGGGGAGAAAAAAAGGCCGGCGGATTCCTACGGTTCCGGTGTCGGGCCGGTGTCTTTGAGATAACGCGCGTGATCACCCGCAGCGCGAAGACGGGGCAGGGCACCGGCAAGCTGTTCCTGACTCGCAAGGTCGCCTGGGTGCCCGTCCCGCTGAACGAGGGCAACGCCCGGCAGACGCAGCAGGCCATTCTAGGTCTGGTCGGGCCGCCGGAGCTCACCTGGCTGACGCGCCACCTCCGCCAGCATGGCGAGAGCGCGGTCAAGATGGGGGCGAGCCGCCTGGCTGATTCCATCAATAGCACGTTGCAACTCGACTTCGAGGCCCGTGCGGAGCTCGCCAAGGGGCGCCGAGACCGCGCGGCGCACGCATCGGACATCGCAGGGGCGCAGGCCGAGAAGCTCCAGGAGCAGCTGCCATCGGATGCTTCGATCCGCGAGGCCGAGAAACAACATGGCTATGACCTGACGCGCGCGAAGGCCGCCTACGAGCACGGGGTCGGTGAGGTCGAGGCGATGGACGCCGAGCACGTGGCCAAGGTCGAGAGGTTGGCCAGGATTGACGCCAGGGCCGAGCGAGCTGAGCGCCTGGCGCTGCGGCGGCGGGACGTGGCCAAGGAAAAAGCCTCTTGTCAGCACTCTTGGGACCGGGTTCGGCAGGAGCTGGAACTACTGGGGGACGTGCCAGACCTGACGGAGCTGGTGGCCGCACGGGACGAGTCTTTCGAGAAACTCCAATACTCCAGGGCGCGGCTGCACGACCTGCGGGAGCAGCACAGCATGCTCCAGCTGGGAGAGTCAGAAGCGCTCGGGGGGCTGCGGCAGTCTGAGACGGCCGCGCTCAGCGCGCGCGACGCCGCCGCTTCGGCCCTGGTCGTCGCCCGCCGCCGCCTGAGCGATGCCGCTGCATCTGCCGCGTTGCTCGGGGAGGTGCCCTGCGACGGCGCCCGGTGGGCAAGCATCGAGCCGGGGCTGGGGATCACAGATATGTCCGGTTGCCAGCTCCTCTCCGCTGCCATCGACGCAAGCGAGAAGCTGCCCGAGCTCGATCAGGCCATCATTGACGGCGAGGAGCGGCTCGGCAACGCAGATGCGGACTACCTCGTCGCCACCGAGCTGTGTACCAAGTTCCTAGCCTCGGCCATTGAGGCCGAAGAGGGCAGGAGCGGCGAGCTCGCTACCCTGGACGCTAGTGTGGTTCTGAATATAGCGGCCCACGAAGCCGCCGTTGCCGACCTGGTCGACCTGAGCCACGCCGCGGACAAGAAGGCGGCCCTTCGGGCCGAACGGCTGGAGTGTGAGCCCAGGTTAGCCCTGGCCCGCCGCCATCTCGACGAGATCGACGGCGAGCTGATGGGGGCCGAGGGGCTGGTCGAGGAGGCCGCGCAGCTTCGGGACGTCGTCGCTCGGAGCAACGCTCAGCGAGTCGAGAGCCAATTGGTGCTTAGGGGGTTCGCGGCGCAGATCGCCACCGCCGAGGCCGGCCTAGAGCACGTCGCTGGAGCTCGGAAGTCCCGCGCGCAGATGCTCCTGCAGATAGAGGTTCTACTCAACACGCAGACGGCCGAGGACCGCCAGCGCATGGCGGCGTCGTACTACCTGCAATCGGTCCAGCGTAACGGGATCCCGTCGCTACTCCTGGAGCGGCTCGCGCCGATCCTAGAGCTGCGAGTCAACGAGATTCTGATTCCCTGCGAGCGGCAGATTCGGATCGAGACCCTACGCACGACCACCACGGGCGTGACACGGGCCGAGGTCAACCTGCTGTTTCAGTCTCCAACCTCCCAAGGCGAGTGGATTCCCATCGCCGAGCTGAGTGGGGGAGAGGAGGACATCGCGAACGCTGCCTGGGCTGTTGGCCTGGCGCAGACCGCGGCGGAGATGAGCGGGACCGGCCTGGAGCTGATAGTGCTCGATGAGCCGTTCACTGGGGTCAGCGCGGAGTACGCCGAGGCCGTCCGGGACGTGCTCGGCAACATCCAGCGCCACGTCCCCCGCCTCTGTATCATTACACACAAAGAGGACCTGAAGCCGATGGCCGGGGCTGTTCTCCAGCTCTCGCAGAACGGTGACGGCGTTCATATGGAAGTAGAGAGATAACCGGGCTGGGGGACGGTCAGCCATGGGTCGCACCTCACCGACCTGAACCCGCCTATAGGGCGTCTCGCCGGGGCTGCCATACACAGCCCACACAACGCGGCGGGGCGCCCGCCTCAACTCAACGGAAGGAACCGACAGGTGAAAGTACCCAACGCACTAATTATCAGCCGGGCACCTCGAATGGGGAGCCGCCCGGACCTCTGCGACCACGTCATTGACCCGCGCAAGCGGTTCACCGAGCCCGGCGTATGGCCCCAGGTTGCGCACTGCAACGCCTGCGGGGCTACGGTCCACCTCGCGGAGCCGGGCGGCCAATGGGCCATAGCAACGCGGGCCGTGGAAGAGGAGACGCCCCGGGCGCGCTTCACGTATGGCAAATATCGAAGCATGAAGCCCTCGAACGCTTGGGGTGAGTGATGGGACGCGAGGCACTGTTCGAGCTGGCCGAGGGCCGGCGGTGGAGATGGAAGGCGGGGGAGCTGTTCATCGGCCACGTCCAGCTGACGCACTGCGCGGATGGCCGCGTCGAGCAGGCGAAGGCCGAGGCCCAGGAGCTCCAGGAGGCAGCGGCCGACAAGCTAGACGAGCTGATCGGGCGGCTGCGGGTGATGCGCGAGAGCTCGATTGAGCCGATGACACACCGCCAGCGGCGGGCGCTGCGGTCAATTGAGAACGCTTTTCAAGCCGTCGAGGAGGACCTCGGTGGGACGCGGTAAGAAGTTCGCCATGATTCGGGTCGGCTTGCTCGATCATATGGGGCTTCTGGGGCGCAACCCCGATGCTGCCCTCGTCTACCTATGGTGCCACCTCCAGACGCCGCTGCAGGGCTCACGGGCGGGCACGGTGCCCGTTCATATGGGGACGCTCGGGGAGCGTCTTGGGTGGTCACGGCAGCGGGTGGGTCGGGCGATGCGTTGGCTTCGGATGAACCCAACAGAAGATGCCCCTTGGATGGTCCAGGTGACGGCCGCCGGCCGGGATCGCGGAGCGGACTACTACATCCGAAACTACGACGGATCACAGCCCAACTCAACGGATCTCGATGTTACGGAAATGAACATCGAGAACAACTCTCGATGTAACGGATCTGAACATCGAGCCGACATCTCGATGCGGCCTCGATGTTACGAATCTGAACATCGAAGCGAGTTAGCGCCGCTTCAATGTTCAGAATCTGAACATCGACAATCCTTATATACGCGCGCGTCTGAAGAACAAGAGTCTTCTAGAATAAGAAGGGTAGTTATGGAATCGAATCAGGGGAAAAGAGAAGCAGGAAAAACCATCTTTGTGGGCACGAACGAGGAAGCAAGGCAGGAGCTGGCCAAGCTCCCCCACATCGCAGCGATCCAAGGGGACGACAATCGGGAGCTGGCGATCGACGTCGCAATGCAGCACCTCGACGCCTACGGAATCGCAATCGACCCGGACAAGGACCCGGCCGCGGAAGCAGCGACCGTGCCCGGCTGGAAGGATCCTTTCGCATGATCATCCTAGGAATCGATCCATCGATCCGCAGCGGGACCGGCCTGGCCGTGGTAGACACGACCCCGAACCGCCCCAGGGTCATAGAAACGTCAGTAATCAAGTTGAGTACCAAAGAGCTCAGCGAGTGGGACTCGAATCGAAGGGAAGCATACATCGCTCACGTGGTCAGCGACTGGGTCCGGCCCTTGACGTTCTCCGCGGTCGCCATCGAGTGGCCCATCGAGCATAACCAGGTGCGGGCCTACAAACGGGCAGACGGAACCATCGGGACCAGGCTCCCATCGAGCCACGGCCAGTGGCGCCTCCTGGGGCGCCTGTGCGAGCGGCTGGAGCCGTTGGCCCGAGTGGTCCCCGTAACGCCTGGGGAGGCTAAGGCGGCCTGTGGGGTGCCTCAGAACGCAAAGCACAAGCCGGTGTCCGAGGTGCAGCGCATCACAGGCCATCAGCTGCACAAGGAATTCAAGTATGCCCAGGAGGCAATCGCGGACGCAATCGCGATCGCTCTCGCTGGATCAAGCAAGATCGAGCTCGAATATATGCGAGCTCTGTAAGACTTCGGCCGCTTCGCTTTGGTGATCAACCATCAACCCGAACGATCGGGGAGGCGGAAAGTAGGGCGGGGCGGCCGGAGATACCACCCAGAGGAGGAAAAGAAAATGAAGAAAGCACTACTAACCATGGCTCTGCTGCTGATCGCGACGAGCGCGGTGGCTGAGATCACTTGGAACCCGAACAATGACCCATTTAGGAAGATCAAGCGCGCCGTGGTTCACAACGCAAACGAAGCGGGGGGGATATTGTCTGTGCGGATTGACTCGCCGGAGAATATCTGGCTTGTGTATATGCCAAGCGATAACAAAAACCTCGGCAGCGAAGCGGCCGAAGTCTGGTTCAAGGTCGACGCGCTGGCGGCTCTCATGTTCGACGGAATAACCAACGACACTGACCGGCTGAGGTCCTATGAGATAATCCCCGGTGAAAACAACCCCGCCGTTCTCAGGTACGCATTTCGGAAGGGTGGCGCGGTAATGGTGATGGCTGACGGCCTAGCCTCCCGCGGAAACGTCGATGAGTTCAGCCTGATCGGATACAGCGCGGCATTCGACCACGCCTTGGCCTACGTCGAAGGGGGTTGGGAATGAGCTGCACCGAATGCCGAGGCAAGGGCGAGTTTGTGAACTTCGACCCATGCCCAGCTGGGCGCCCCATCGTCGTGGTCTGTCGTAAGTGCAAGGGGACCGGGAAGGGGGAGACGTGAACGCACGCTATTCGATCATCGCCGGGCTGGTTCTCGGGGCGCTTGCTATCGCGCTCCTGCACGCTGTCTGCATCAAGGTGTTGGGCGTGAATACGCTATGGTGGACGCCATGAACGCACGCGAGAATCTGATCGAGATG